AGTCCCCCATAAAACCATTTCTATTTTTTCTAAACACACATTCAATAATGTCACTATTGGTAGCACGACCTAAAGCCATTACCCAATCAGCATCATAAGCAATTTGTCTTGACCAAGCAGTTTGTCCCAGAGTTGGGGCACTTGACAAATCTTTAACATCATCAGGTGTAGCAGATGAGATAGCGATGATAGGGACTTCTTCACTAATAGACATTAGTTTAAGTTCTCGTGAAAGGTTCTTCATTCGTACAGTTTCGCTATCTGCTTTTTGATTTGGTGACATTAGTTGTAAATAATCAACTACAACAAAGTCTGGTTTGTATTGGTCAATCTTTCCACGTATAACTGAAGGAGTTACCTCTCCACCACTATCATTAGAGATAATGTGAAACTCTGGCTTGCCTTGTAATTTATCGGCATGCCACTTTTTAAGCATATCAATTTCTACTTCGCCGTTACTAAGTTTGCGATGAGACCACAAGCCCTCACCCATAATCGCAAATACACGGTTACGAACTTCTGTTTCAGACATTTCAAGACTTATAACGAGTGGACTACGACCTTGTTTCCAGGCCTGTACAGCGAAGTACAGAGCAAGCCAAGACTTTCCAATACCTGGATATGCAAGAAAGACTCCTAGTTGTCCTGGCATAATTCCAGATGGTAGGTAGTTGTCAAAACCTGGTAGACCAGTTTTAATTCCAACCTGTCCTAGATCTTGCATTTTCCTTACATTTTCAAAATAAGCAACTGCAGAATCAAGGTCTGTAACTTCAATATCTCTTATTGCAGCAGTGTTCTTTTTTAGTTCTGATGTTTTTGTAATGATATGCTCAAGAGCCTTTGATCCATTACCTCCTTGAACTTCAGATGCTGCATTGCGTAAGATATCTTTTAGACTATCATTTAAATATTCAGTTTGTAATTCTTCAAGGTGATGCTTTGTTGCACCGACACCATCTACTGGTACAAAGTCTCTAAATTTTTCTACAACTAAGGATACTGGTGGAACTGATTGATTGTTTTCTGAGTATAGTCTAATAAAATCCCATACGTCATTGTGAGTTCTTAAGAGGTTGTCAACATTTGCTTGAAGTAATACGTGGACTTGTTTATCGTTTAATACTGCAGTTATTAACTTTGCTTCCGTATTATTCACTAATCCACCTCCTTGCTAATTTTCTTCGCTCTTCTCGTTCTTTAATATCTTGCTCTACTTCTAGTTTACCATTAAGAATTTTTTCTGCATTGTATGCAAAATAATTCCAAGTAGGATTTTCTGCTATTTTAAAATAATAATCTAATAAATCATAGCATTGAGAAATACCATAAGACTCAACAAGAGCATCGGAGGCCCATTGCTCAACGTTAAGATTCATGTTACTTTTGGCTTCATATCTTTGTAGATGGAACTTATTATATCTACTTAGCAAAGCCATACGGTCTTTGCGTTCAGCCATTAGTTGCTACTGTCAGCCTCTGTTTCGGCTTCTTTGACTTTTTCTGTTAACTTATCTTCTACAAACTTATATACACGACTAAAAGCCTGGTCTACTGTTTCACCATTTCGTGCATTATCTGTAACATTAAAATCAAACCTTAATGACTGAAAGTTACCTAAATTAAGTGTATATCCAAGTGCTACTGATACTTTTGTGTTTTCGTTTTCCATTGCCCCACCGTTTCTATTATTAAATGTTTTCTGCCCAAACAGGAATAAATCTTCCATCCTCTGTCTTCGTATATGTAAGTATACCGTCACCCATCCTGCGTGTCAACTCTTGGCTCGTAGGAGTCATGTTGTTTGTTATAAGTTTATCTTTTCTTGGTTGTCCTATATGTATAGTAGCCAGTATAGCACGAATTTCCCTTACCGTGCTTTCTGAATAATATGATCTAATTTGCCAACCTCTTTCACCATTCAGTCTTGCTCCAACTGGTTTTGGTATCATTCCAGTTTTCATTAATTTTGGCATATATTTTCTGTGACGATTAATTAACTTAGCAGTCTCAGTAACAGTGTATGCACGTTCTCTGTTTTTTCTAAAATCAGAACGAAGGCAAGTTTCAAGTCTATCTTTAGTAATATTATAAACAGAAACCATTCCAGTAGATCTTGAACTATGATGTAGCCTTACAAGGTCCCCATTAAGGAACCATATTTTTTTATTTCCCTTTATTACAGTTTCGCTATTGTAGATTTCGCTCTGGATAATTCCTTTGCTAGTAACCATCTGCCTTCTTCGCTCTCTGCTGGGGGATGAAAAAATTTTCTAACTCCACAAACAAGACAATATGTTTCCATATGTTGCATACTGCTGTATTGTCTATCAATAAAAGTTCTACCTTTACATTTTTTACAATAAATCATTAATTCATCTTTAATTTGGAATACCAACAATGACTAGATGTACTGATAAAGATAGGTCACCAGAAGCGCCAAACCTTACAACACCCTCTACTCTTGTTTCTGTAACGCTTTTTAAAACAATATTTACGTTTTGTCCTGCTGGTGTTTGTCCAGTGTTTACTGGTGTTGCTGATACTATTGGTGGGTATTTAAAGTCTTTAAAGTCATAGGTAAATGTTCTTTCGTTACCCGCCGAAACTGTAGAGTTGTTTGCAACTTCAACCAAACCGCCTACTATTCTTGTATTAGAGGTTTGTACCTCTGCTTTGCCCGCACTTGCTGTATCAATAATTGTTTTACTTGTTTGCTTAGAAGCAACATTTGTAGAAAGGTCGTTTACAGCCTCAATTAGTTGATACAAATATGTAACATCAAGAGGTTGCCCTCTTTCTGGTAGTGGTACTTTTGCCATTTATTCCTCCTATTTTATTATACCAAAGAAACTAAGCCAGAGTTGTATATTTGCAAATTGGCATTTAGTGTTTTTTCAGATGACTCAACTTGAATGATTACACGTACATTTGTAGTTCCAGTTTTAATAAATTGATATGAGTGAATTGGTGTTGTGCCATGGTAGGTTGCTGTAGCCCCATCAAATCCAACAAAAACATCATACTTTGGTCTATTTAATTCATCTCCCCATACTGCACTAACAACTGAGGCTGAAACCTGTACGGCTCCAGCAACAGCAGTGATTGAGTCATCTAGTACAAGATTTATTGGAGACCATTGAGAAGTTCTGTTTTTATCTTCAGAAACAACTCTGTATCTAAAAACGTATCCAACTTTATCATGATCTAGTGCAGGCAAAGAGGCTTTTTTAATTATAACTTTTTTAATTCCTGCATCAGCCATTATGAATTATTTCCGCTAGAAAGATCTACTGAAAATCTAAACTCAACATAGTTGTTAGTATTAGGACTCTTAACCACTGTTGCTGCACCAGAAGTTTGAATTACCGAATATCCTGTTAGTCCATAAAGTGGATTTACTGTAGTAACATTTTCCAGTTTTAAAGCATCTAAGGCTACATAATAGTTGCCCGATGGATTAACTCCATCAATAACACATGCGTATATCTTAACTACAGAAACATCATTCCAATCAAATCCAGACGTTCTATATAGTTGTTGAAGTTGTTTTGTTACTACAAAGTATCTTTCTGTAGCAAAATCATATTGTCCACCACTACTATCGTCAGCAACTTCTGCTTCAAGTCTTGCAAACTGTGTTCCGCTTGTATTTTCAAATGAAACTAAAACTCTGGCTCTTTCTGGTTGAGTGCCAGAACCATAGGTTCCGTCTCTATTTACTATTGAGAATGCTAGTCTTAGTTGATCTGTTGGAGAATTTTTTGTAAAATCAACTGTTGTTCCGCTTAATCTAATATAGTTAGATCCCGCTCCTATTTCAAAAGTATCTTGTGTTGGACCGCTATCTGATTCAATATCAAGATCAGCCTCATTGCCTTTTATCATAATTACATTATTTAAAAATCTTGGTCTTTCATATCTTGCAACTCTTGGTGATTTAAAAAATATTGGATTGTCTGCGCTTGTTTGAAATACTGGATCTGCTATAGCAATAATGTTGTCATAGTTTGGGGCATCCAACGCATTAGACTCTGTATCAATTGCTACTGCAGATGCTGCTGTTACATATTGCCAATTTTCTGTTTGCGTAAACGCAAAAACTGTTTTACTATCATACGCTCCCGCAGAAGGATTAGAACCTGCAGAATATATTCCAATTTCAGATATTTCATATCTTTCTTCTGTTGGTAGTTCTGCTGTTAAAACAATTTTATCTACACCGTCTTCGTTTACAAAACCTCTAGAAGATATTGGAACACGAAACATTTCAAAATCTAAATTTGTTTTTGTTGAATAGTCGCCAATTTCATCGGAGGTATCCAATGGTGTAGCACCACAACCAATAGCAATATACGAGGCGTAGGCAGGGGCCTGACCAAGTAAATACTTTGCAATAATAGTTTTACCAGTATTAGTTATCATGAGGTATAGTCTCCAAGATCTGCTTCATATATTGTACCACTTACGCTAATCTGTGTTTCTATTTGTTCATCAGGATTTATGTTAATAAATTCAATAATTAAGTCTCCTGTTGCGTTAAGGTATACGTTTTCTCCATTAGTGCCGTTGCCAATTTCTGGAATTTTCTCTTCTAATTTAATTGAAAATCCAGCAAAAAACTTGTCTGCGGTTTGTTGTAGGCTAAGGATATTGTTTGGATTATACCTTTGTTGAATGGCTGAAAGGTTTTTGATTGGTTGATATGATATTTTTTGTCCATTAACAATGTCAGACCTTGTTATACTAATTAACTCTTGTCCACCAATATTTTCAAATATTTGATCAAACATTCCATCTATAGGAACTGATTCTTCATCAAATAATATAATATCTAAAGTTGCAGTTTTAACTGGTGGTGGTGGGGGCGCAGTTATTACTTGTAAGGTTGGAGTTGGTGGAGTTGCATATATAAAACTTGTTGAAGCAGCACTAACAATAACTTTATTCTTTTCAGTGTCATTTGTGCTACCACTACTGCTATAGCCAGTTTCTGTGCGAGTGGTTCCTAATGGTATAGGTCCAATAAATAATTGATTTGGTGTTGTTGGTTGAAAAGCATCTGTAATCGTCTGAGAGGAACTGACCGTTTTTTTAGCAGGATCTGATTTGGGGGTTGGTGAAACATATGGACTATATTTTGCAGGACCAGTAAACGTAGGTGTTTTTGTTGATGTAGATGTGACTCTGTTCTCTTTTGTATTTGCATTTTGAACTATTTTAGATTTTCCACCGCCTGAATTTTCACTTGCCATCTTACACCTCCGCCAAATAAAGAGTCATGTCTGGACCACTTATTCTTCTTGCATACTCAATATTATAAACTATAAATCTAGAATTTGGTGAAGTAACTAAATCTAAATTATTAGAATCTTTGTAGTTAATTGTTACTATATCTCCAAGTTGAATTGTTGGAGTTGCAAATATTTTTAAACCAACCGACTTTTTAGGAACCATAAGTTTATCTATCATCCAGCCCATTAAATTTTCTGCATCATCTTGAGTCTGTATGTATGGAGTATCTAAGGTAAACTCATTATTTCCATAAATCATTCTGCTTCTTTTAATTTCATCAAACTTTTGTTTTTCAACTTGAGGGGAAACAATTTGAGAAGATCCAGTTAGTAATGGGTTAGAAAAATTGCTACGCTTTTTAAAGTATTCGTCAACTGTTAACTCGTGGGTAGTGTCTTGTGTAAATGTAACGCCTTGAATTCTTAAATAGTTACCGCTTGTTTCATCAAGATTTAGGGCTGTGTCTGTAGCATTAAATATTAAAAACTCAGCGCCGTATGAATCTGCATAAAAACCAGAAGAAACATATCCTTTAATGTTGTTAAATGTTGGTGATAACTTAGCGTAAAGTGCAGGGTATGCACGATCATACTTAACATCAAAATAGGCACACTCTCTCATTATTGAGCCAAACTCGTCAAAATATAAATTGTATTTAGGTGGCTGTTGGGCACTAATTCCAGATAGGTAAGTTGCCTGAACTATCCCGCTCATTGCATACTTTCTTAAAGATTCACTAGCACTTATTTCGTTGTCACCAAAAGCAGAAGATAGGGTTTCTCCAACTGTAAAAACGGTATTTTGAGAATAATTTTGAGACAAAGCATAGATATTTTCAAACATAATTCTAGATGAGCCACGAACAAATGGGGCCATGTTATTATATATTGGAAGTGGATCTGTGTCGTCTACAACTTTAATTAACTGATTGTTAATATATAAATAGAATCTTCTTATTTTTCCTATATCTTGATACTCTACTGCCAAATCATATACTGTTGGATTTTCTTCGCCAGTCATTCTATATTGACCAGTAAACCTGCCATCATCAACTATAATTTTTGACAGGCCTCCATAAAGTTTTACAGGAATTGCATTATTATTTGATGCATCTTTTTTAATTTTATAAAACACAACATTGTTAATAGAAATATTTGATTTATTGTCTTTATCTAATTTTAAGTATGACTCTATATTATCTTCTGTTAATGCAGCAATTTCAAAATAATACCCGTTATTAGTAGTCGGATTAAGTAATACTGCAAGACCCCCTGAGCCACCACCAATATTTACGTTTTGGTCTGGTTGAACTCCAGCAACTTGGTAATAGGTTGTGCTTCCATTTGGTGTTTGACTACGACGTTCGTTATTTTCAATTTTTCCAATAATACGCATTCTTGTTCCAAAATGTTTGTAAGAATTGTCTAATTCTTTATAAACATAAGACACTAAGTCAATAGGGGTTTCAGTTGTTTCAAAAGTTGGACCATTCATTACTAACGCTGATGATTGAATTGTTCCAGTTTTAGGAGATGTAGTTGAATTAACTGGAGTTTCCGTTGTATAACTTGAAGACATAAAGTTTTTAATTGTTCCGCCTCTTGATGTTTGTTGAGCCTTAGAGTTATTAACTCCTGCTGCTCCAAGTGTAGTTGTTGGTAAAGAAATATCTTCAAGCAGGGTTGTTGTAAATAAATACTGAGTTTCCATGTCACAGCCTCTAACATAAGTATTATCTGACCAATAGGTATCTATTCCAGCAGTATGAGTTGTTATTGTTGTTCCAAATTGAGCACGTCCGTGTTCATAAACCGCACCATTTTGTAAACGAGTAACACCTTCAATTTCCTCATAAAATGGAACTGTGTAAATTCTTACTAGACCAGTTGGATATATTTTTCCGTTAAACGGCAAAGATTTAAAAAAGTTTTGATATTCCTGATTATTAGTAATCCACACATTGCTACTACCCTGTCTGTGAGAAACTCTCCATGCCTGAATTTCTTCACCCTTTTGTGCTTCTGTAATTTCTCCATTTGCAACTCTTTTGTCTAAATTATCAATAACACTTGTTGGCGCCAATCTTCCAGGCAAAACAATTTCGGGTTTAGATTCATCTAAATTTATACCGTCTGACAATATTGGATACCAAATTGCAAGGGTAACGTTAAACTGTGCAGCGTCATATCTAATAACTTCTCCGTTAGAATAAAAATATCCTTGATATCTTGTAAGCCAATAAACATTTTCTCCAAGATCAAAAACATTGTTTACTATTTTACGACTAACCACGCTTGGTGGTAATGCACTTAAATCAGAGTTTAATGGCATTGC